ACTTTCGGCGACCGAATCCGGGGAACTTGTTTTACGGACTCGGGAAGGTAGAGGCCGCCTACGGCTCGATCGTCGCGAACGACGCGGTCCACGAGATGGATATCTCGACCTTCGCCAACCAGGCCCGACCCGACTACGCCGTCGTAGTGAAGGGGACGCCCAGCGGCGACCAGCTCGACCGATTCCAGCAGCAGGTCGAGAACCGCCTGAAGGGCTCGCGGAAGGATGGCTCGTTCATCACCGTGACCGGCGATGTCCAGTTCACGCCGTTGAACTTCCCTCCGAAGGACCTGGCGGGTCGCGAGGAGATCGTCGAGGAGATCGCCGCCGTGTTCGGCGTCCCGGTCTCAATGCTGAAGGCGAACGACCCGAACCTCGCATCGGCTCAGACCGGCTTCGCTCAGTGGCGAGAAGGGACGATCCTCCCTCTATGCCGAATGGACGAGCAGGAACTGAACCAGAGCCTCCTCCCGCTCTTCGGGCTCGAGGAGACCCACTGTCTCGCGTACGATAATCCGGTCCCGACCGACCGGGCCTTCGAGCTACAGGAAAGGCAGACCGCCGTCGCGGGCGGCTGGCGGACACCGAACGAGGCGAGGCTCGAGGAGGGCCGAGAGCCCGTCGAGAACGAGTTCGCCGAGCAGCTCCTCGTTGGCGGCCAGCCTCTCGGCGGAGCTGCTCCGGCGGGACCAGGACTCCTCTCGATGGACGAACCAGAACCGAAGGAGCTGAACGACGCCGCCGGTCCGGATCTCGGCTTCGCGTCCTCCCTGCTCGAGTCGGTTCGAGAACGACGCCTGACCGGCTACGCCGTCGTCAAGCTGCTCCAGGCCGCCGGGTTCACTCGAGCGGTCGCCGAGAAGATGGTCGAGGCCGAGGAGAAGGCAGGGCCGAAAAAAAAGGTCCTGACGATGACCCGCCAGCCCGGCGACCTCTACGAGACGCCGGAGGAAGCTGAGGCGGTCGCGGCGGTTCTGGGATGCTCGGGCCATCACGTCCACGAGGTGGACGGGCGGACCCTCTACATGCCCTGCGAGGCCATGCAGGACTACACCGACGCGACGGGCCTCGAACACGGGGACGAGAAGGCCCTCGACGACGTGGACCTGAAGCCGACCGCCGGGATGGCCGAGCTGGCCGAGCGTGGTCTTCGTCTCCGAGAGGAACACGGACGAGGCGGCACCGAGGTCGGCGTCGCTCGGGCGAGGGACATCTCGAACCGATCGAACCTCAGCCCGGAGACCGTCGGGCGGATGGCGAACTTCTTCAGCCGTCACCGCGTGGACCTCGACGCCCCGGCCGCGAAGCCGAGCCACGACGAGTACCCGTCCGCGGGCGTGGTCGCCTGGCTGCTCTGGGGCGGCGATCCCGCGAACCCGGACGAGGCCGGGGCCGCGTGGGCCGACCGGAAGCTCGAGGAACTCGAGGGGGCTCGAGAGAAGGCCGAGGGCGACCGGGTCTCATCGACGCCCGCGAAGCCGAGCGAGCAGCGAGAAGGGTCCGACGAGAACCCGGAAGGGTCGGCGTCTGGATCTCGCGGCGGGATCGAGATCAGCGAAGCGACCGAGAAGGCCCTGAAGAACAAGGTCGAGGAACATAACGAAGAACACGGCGACAAGAAGGGGAAGAAGGTCGATCTCGGGATGCTGAAGGCGGTCTACCGGCGAGGGGCCGGAGCCTTCTCGACATCCCACCGGCCCGGCATGACCCGCCAGCAGTGGAGCCTCGCCAGGGTAAACGCCTTCCTCTACCTCGTCCGCAACGGGCGACCGAAGGACGCGAAGTACGTCGGCGACAACGACCTCCTCCCGTCTGGTCACCCGAAGAAGGAAGACAAGAAAGCGAAGTGGCTCGACTGGTCAATGCCCGGATGCAAGTGCAAGAACCACGCGGCGAAGGTCTACGAGTGGCCGGAGGCTACGAAGTTCCAACGACTCGAGATCGAGGGCCTGGCGGCAGACTTCGACCGACTGATGCCGAAGGCCGCGACCGACGAGCCCGACGCCGACGACGACATCCGAAGCGATGAGAAGCGGACGCCCGCGATGGCGATCGCCGCGATCGTTCAGGATGGACTCGAGAAGGTCCGGGGCCGCATGATCCGAGCCCTCGAGTCCGGCGAGATCAAGCCGACGCCCCAGAAGGCAGCAGGCGGCGACGCCGCGATGCAGGCGATCCTCGCCGACCTCGTCGGGACGAAAGGGAAGATGCTCGACGACCTCGTCGCCGCGATCAAGTCCGCTGCCGCCAGCGGCGGATCGGTCGGAGCGGCTCGAGTGAACGAGATCCTCGGCCAAGCTGGACGGACTCAGATCTCGACGCCTCAGCTCTCCGAGGCTCTCGAGAAGGCGATCGCCGAACGGGCGGGCCTGATCGTCGAGAGCGTGATCGACGCGACCGTGGACCGAACGATCGGGAGCATCGAGGGCGACTTCTCGATCGGGAAGGAGATCGAACGACTTCGGACCGGATACGGCTTCAGTGCCGACCGGGCCGAGACGATCGCCCGAACCGAGTCGGCGAACGCCTACCACGAAGGCCAGATCGACACCTGGAAGGAAGCCGGAGTCGTGAAGGAGAAACAGTTCCTGAAGGCTCCGGGAGCCTGCGAGTTCTGCTCGGCCGTCGAGAAGTCGTTCGGGGCTGGCGGGAAGGCCCTCGGGGTGGACTCCCCGATGGTCCGGGGTGGGATGACCATCCGAGGAACGGACGGCGGGACGTACACGCCGACGTTCGACTCTCAGGGAATCGTACACCCGAACTGCCGGTGCGACTTCATGCCGGTTCTGGAGGATCTCTAATGCTGAAGAAGACGCTCGAGGCGATGGTCTCGAAGGGGGAAGGCGTCAAGGTGGACGCCACCATCACGACCGAAACGATCGACCGCGACGGCGAGGTCCTGATCTCTCAGGGCATGGACGCGGGCGAGTATGAGAAGAACCCGGTCGTGTTTTATAATCACGACTATGCCCAGCCGATCGGGAAGATCACCGACATCCGGCGGGCGAAGGGGAAGATCGACGCCTCGATCGAGTTCGCCCAGCGGCCGGAAGGCTTCAACGGCTCATACTTCCCGGAGTTCGTCGAGAGCCTCGTCGATCAGGGCATCGTGAAGGGGATCAGCGTCGGCTTCGTCCCGCTCCCTGGCGGGGTCCGGAAGGCTTCGGCGAAGGATCAGGAGGACTACGGCGACACCGTCCGACAGGTCTACTCGAAGTGGAAGCTCCTCGAGGTCTCGGTCGCTCCGCTCCCGGCGAATGCGACCGCTCTGGTCTCCGCGGTCCGGAAGGGCGTCGTCTCACTCGAGGACGCGGAACGATGGCTCGACTTCGCTCCGCCACCTCGGACCGTCCAGATCCAGGTCCCTCGACGGGGCCGTCTTTCGACCCTCTGACCGTACGCCTCGATGAGGTCCGGACGCGGAGCCGAAAGGGCTGGAGCGGTGGATCGTGGGGCCAGAAGCTAGAACGTCACACCGAACACTCAACCGAGGACAAATCATGCGATTCGTGAACATCGAGGAGGTCCAGAAGGACCTCCAGAACATCGCCGACCAGGTCGGCGAGACTGGATTCGTCCAGGCGAAGGCCCTCTATATGGAGAAGGTCGCCGTCGTGGACGAAAAGGGCGAGCCTCTCTCCGCTGAGGACGTCGAAGTCGTTCTGATGCCGAAGATGGCTGAGGACGAAGAAGAAAAGGCCGTCGAAGACAACGAAGAAACCGCCGACAAGGCAGACGAGGACGAGGACATGGAAGACAAGGCGACCCCGAAGTCGATCACCCTGAACCGGCGGAAGGCCGTCGCCCCGGCGACGAAGATGGCCCCGGCCATTCACCGCCCGAAGATCTGGTCGAAGCTCAAGAACTTCAAGGACGACAGCTCCGGCGACGCCGTCACGAAGGCGATGCGGTTCGGTCACTGGCTCCTCGCCTCTCGAGGCCACCGGAAGAGCCTGAACTTCTGCGACGCGAACGGTATCGAGGTCAAGGCCCACACCGAGGGCGTGAACTCCGCTGGTGGCTTCCTCGTTCCTGAAGAGTTCGAGAACGAGCTGATCTCGCTCCGCGAACAGTACGGCGTCTTCCGTCGAAACGCTCGAGTCCGTCCGATGTCCAGCGATACCCTCCGGGTTCCTCGCCGATCGGCTGGCCTCACCGCGAACTTCGTCGGAGAAGCCACCGCCGGAACCGAATCTACCCAGACCTTTGAGTCGGTCTTGCTTGTCGCGAAGAAGGCGATGGTCCTCACCACCATCTCGAACGAGCTGAACGAGGACGCCTTCGTGAACCTCGCCGACGACGTGGCGGGCGAGATCGCCTACGCCCTCGCGAAGAAGGAAGACGAGTGTGGGTTCACCGGAGATGGTACGTCCACCTTCGGTGGCATCAATGGCGTCGTGACCCAGATCGAAGCGGGAACGACCGGCGTCATGTATCACGACGCGGCCCTCGGCTCCGGCTTCGGCGACCTCACGCTCGACAACATCGGCGCGATGATGGGGCTCCTCCCCGCCTACGCCGACACCCCGAACGCGAAGTTCTACATGCACAAGGCTACCTGGCACGGCATGTTCGAGGCCGCTCTGACCTCCGCCGGTGGAACCTCCGCCCGCGAGATTAAGGACGGCTACGCCGGGACCCCGACCCTCTTCGGCTACCCGGTCGAGTTCACTCAGGTGATGCGGTCCGCCTACTCGGCGAACAAGATCGGCGCGCTCTTCGGCGATCTCAGCCTGGCCGCTTCGTTCGGCGACCGTCGCCAGACCGAGGTCCAGATCAGCGACTCGGCCCTGAACGCTTTCGAGCAGGACGAACTCGCGATCCGTGGCACCGAGCGGTTCGACATCAACGTCCACGACGTGGGCGACTCGAGCGAGTCGGGTCCCGTCGTCGGCCTCCTCTTCTGATGAACTCCGGGGGCCGACTTCGGTCGGCCCCCTATTACGGGAAACCACGAATATGATTCACGCACAAAACACCGGATACCAGATGGTCATCGACCCGGTCGCCAACTCCGGAGCGACCACCGCCGAGGAGATCGACACCCTTGGCTATGACTACCTCACGGTGGTCGTCGGTCTCGGCAACATCGGCGCCGCCGTCACCGCTCTGAAGCTCTCCGAGGCGACGACCTCGGGAGGCTCGTTCTCCGACATCGACGCGGCGACTATCGGCAACGCGGCTTGCCTGGACATCGCCGGATCCTCGACCGTCTTGCCTGGAACCAGCGATGACGACCGGATCGTCGTCTTTGAAGTCGATCTGAAGAAGCGGGAGCGGTTCATCAAGCCAGTCGTGACCGCTGGCGGAACGGCCAACGGCGTCTTCTGTCTCGCGATCGCCTCCAGAGGCGGCGAGGTCATCGACACGGTGGCGGCTCGCTCTCTGTCCGGGACCGAGGCCGATATCGACGCCCTGGTTCGGCTCTGAACTTCTTTCTTTCGGGGGGGTCGTCGTCTTTTGGCGGCGGCCCTCTCTTTCGCTAGGAACAATGAATGAGAGAATCACAGAACTGGAACTTCCGCCTAGCCACGCTCGGTGATCCGGGAAACGGTCTCAGTGTTTCTAGCACCATTGACACCGACGGATATCTGGAGGCGTGCTGGCTCATCAATTTCGACGTGACTGATGACACCGACGCATCGGTCGATGCTCTCGTCATCGCCGGATCAGATCAGTCGGACATGTCCGGATCTCAGACTTTGTATTCCGCCGGGACCACGCTCAACACCAACGGATCAACTTCGTCGCTTCCGGTCGATAAGGACATGCGGGTCGTTTCGATTAAGATCGGGACCGAATTCCCGATGCGACGCTACCAGCGGATCTCGTTCATCCTCGACACCGACAGCGACGACACGAACGTATCCTGTTTTGCGGTCTGCGCGTTGAGGCACGGCGGCTCGATTCCGATGACGAACGAGAATTGTGCGGGCACTGGCGGCGAAGCGATCATCAAGACTATTCCGTTCTTTGGAGGCTGAAAAATGCGGCAGTATCTCGGCTTCAGATGCCAACAAGCATCTCGGCCTCAGTCGGCGGGAGTCTTCTCCTCTAATGATTGTGAGCTGACTAAGTTCGAAGACGTGGTGATGGTGATGGGATACACCGGGACCGCGGCCCGTCTAGCCACGCAAGGACTAGAACATGGGCCAGACTCTGACAATTTGACGAATCTGATTCAATTCAACACCGGATCAGATAAGACGATCGACGGCGGCGACTGTACGAAGGCGGGCGACGGCCAGCTCCGAGTCTTATACGGGAACGCGAGGCTTTCAAGTGCATATCTCACCAGCAGCGGACGGCTGACCTCGGTGGGCGGCGACACTACCGCAAGATACGGCGCGTTGTTCCTCGGCTTTCTTCCAGACACTTACGACGAGACAAACCCCGAAAGTGTTTCGTGGGCGGTTCCTGAGCAGGGGGTCACCTTCACGAGCGTCGTCGGCGAAGTGGCGAGGATCGACTGATGGCAGTCGGCACCTACGCTTTGACATCTCTGGCGAATCTGAAGGCTTACCTCGGGATCAGCGGCACGGACGACGACGTAATCCTGGAGAAGTGTATCGACCGAGCGACGGCGATCATCGAGAGCCACTGCGACCGGAAACTCAAGGCCCGGACCTTCTTCGACTTCCTGATGCCGGAAGGTGATCGAACCGTCCGGACCGAGGAGTTCCCGATCGTCTCGATCGACACGATCGCCTTCGGCTCTCAGACTTCGTTCAGTGTCTCGAGCGATACGGCCTCGAGCGACGTGGTCGCGACCGTCGGCTTCGACGGCCTCACCCTTCGCCTCTACAAGGTCGAGAGCGACGGGACGACTACGACGGCCACCCTGGCCGCGACCTCCTACGCGACGACTTCGGCCCTGGTGAACCAGATCAATTCGGCCGTATCAGGCTGGTCGGCGACGCTCACAAAGAACGCCTACACCCGAAGCCTTTACCGCTTCGGCGGTCGCGGCGTCATCGACGCCGACGCCCAGCTCGAGTTCCCTCGGGACAACGTCTCCGAGTATCGGGTGGATTTCGAGAGTGGTCGGATACATATCACCGCGGACCGCTTCCCTGGGATTCGTTCTGACGACGCTCAGGCGAACCGCTTCCCGTCCGGGTTCTTCCCGGTCTTCGTTCAGTACACCGCCGGGTTCGAGACTGTCCCCGACGACCTCGAGCAGGTGGGGCTCGAGGTCGCGGGCGACATCTTCCGGGAGCGACTTCAGGATCGGACGCTTCAGGCCGAGAGCCTCGGCGACTACAACTACACCCAGGCGGCGATCGCCGACCTGCTGGCGGAGAGGGTCGCGAAGCTCGACCATTATCGGGAGATCCGATGACCGTCCAGAGCCTGATCTCGAAGTTCGGGAAATCGCTTGTCATTAAGCCGAAGGCGACCGGGTCGATAGACGCCTCGGGCGGCAGTGTGGAATCATTCGGAACGACCTCGAGCGTGAACGCCTTCGTCCAGGTTCGATCGGTAAGTGACGACGTTTCGGGTGGGGCCGAGCGATCGACCCGGCGGGCGACGATCTACTTCGACGGGAAGCCGACGATCACGGTGAAGGATCGGATCCTCTACGACTCGACGACGTGGGAGATCTCCTCGGTCCGCATTCCTCAGGAGCGGACCACGTCCGACGCTCTCTGCTTCACGATCGTCGAGGCCGTGGAGGTCTTCGGATGACAAAGAAGCAGAACGGCGGATTCGACGCCCGTCACAATATCGACGCGAAGAAGGCCGCGAAGATTCTCGGCGAAGAGATCACGCGGGCTCTGAACCTATCGGCCGAGGCTCTGGCAGGCGGATCATTCAAGAAGAACGCGATCGGCATCCGGAGCGTCTTCACTCACGACTCGAAGGGGACCGGGAGACCATCGCCAGTCTCCAAGCCTCCCGGCGTAGATACGGGAACCCTCCGGAGATCATTCCGGACGAGGCCCGCAGAAAGGAAGGGGGCGTCGTTTCGCGTCACTGCTGGATCCGATGTCTTATACGCGAGGATGCACGAGCTAGGACTCGGAACACCGAAACGGCCCTTCATGGCGAAGGGCATCAGGTCCGCGACGCCCTTCATTCGCCGCGTGTTCAGTAAGCTAGGGCCGAAGATTAGGTCGAGGATCCAGAACGAATCGAGGTCGATGCGATGAGCCTGGACGTCTCTCGAGCCTTCTATTCTCGCCTCAAGGTGGACCTCGGAGACAGTACGAACCCGGTCCGGACTTCGGTCGGGGATCGGATCTTCGCGATCGAGGCTCCGGCGTCGTCGACTCTTCCGCTGCTGGTCTTCAACGTGTCAGGATCGAGCGTCACGAACTACTTCGGCGGGAACTCGTTCGTCCAGGCGACGGTCGAGGTCTCGCTCTTCGGGAAGACCGAAGCCGGGGTCGATGCTCTGGCGACGATCGAGGCTCAGGTCCACGAGCTGGTCCACGGCCAGACCGTTACCGGCCTCCCGAACTTCGACCGGGCGACGATCCGGGCCAGCTCAAGGGGAACCCCGACCCTCGAAGGCGAATATCTGCGCGTCGATTCGACTTTCATCATCGAAGGCCGCGACAATTCCGCGGCGACCTAGGAGATTCCAGAATGTCCACCATGCTCATCGGATCGGACGGCGACGTCAGCCTCCCGACCGGATACAAGGCCGTCCTGAACACGTTCTCGGCGACCCTCACGCGGACGACTCAGATCGTCACCGGCTTCGGCGACGTGGGCAACCGGCGAAAGGCTTCCGGCGTCCTCGACATCACGGGGTCCGCTGGCGGTACGCCGTACCACAATGCATCCGGATCGAGTCCTCTCGGGATCGCCTCGAGTGCAACCGGCGGCACGGTCACGCTCACCCTCGGAAAGGGTGGCACCCCGGCGGACTCGACGCTCGCCTTCGATGCGGTCTTCAACTCGGTCGCGTTCGCCTCGACTCAGGACGGAGCCCAGACGGTGACGTTCAACTTCGAGATGAACGATTCCGACGGACCGACCATCGCGTGGGATGAGACCGCTTGATCGAGTCTCCCGCCAGCCTGGCCGCGAAGGGACTGATCCGTCCGACTTCGCTCGTCTGGAGGATCCGTCTGGTCTTCACCGACGGATCCGAGCGGGTGGTCTGTATCTCGCCGAGTCGCATCGACGAGGCCGAGGCCGTCAGTAGGGCGAAGACCTACGCGAAGATCCTCGACTCGTCGGTCCTCGACCGGGTCGAGGCGGAGAAGGTACACAGGGACCTCCAGGCCACGCCCTTCGGCGTGGTGACGAAATAAAGGAGCCCCGATGACGCCCTACATCTACGACGGCCCGGACGGCCAGGTCTCGATCCCTCGCCTGACGGTGAATCAGATCATCGAGCTACAGGCCATCCACTGGAAGGCCGAGAGAGACGCTCTCGTCGAGGACATGGATCAGGCGGGAATCGAGTCCTCGGAACGCCTCGAGCGTCTCAGGGAGGCTCGACAGGCTTCTGAGAGCGTCATGGCCCTGATGCGGCTCCCCTTCTCGATCCGGTGGTGCCGGACGATCATCGGGATCGCCGTCGTGGGCGGCGAGGAGCTGGTCGAGTCGATGAACCCTGAGGAAGCCTCGAGGGCGTCGCTCTGGTGTCTGGGGTACGACCTCGACGAGCTGAAGCCGAAGGCCGCGTCGAAGGGTGGGGCCGAGGGAAAGGGGTAGACGAGGGGCGGGACTGGCATGGCGAGGCGGCTCATATCGCCCACGCCCTTCCCGGTGTCGGCAGTCCTCTCGATCTTCCCGTCGATGACTTCAACGCCTACGGGCTCCAGGTGATCGCCCACTATCGCCGCCAGTCGGGAGCGTCTTCCGAGAGTACGGGGGGCCACGATCACCGGGCATTCGTCGAGGCCCAGATGAGGAACCGCTAGATGGCCGAGTTCAACCTAGAAGTCGAGATGACGGCTCGTACGGATGAGCTGGAGAAAGCCTTCAAGAAGGCCCAGACCGGAGCCGAGAAGACCGCCGACAAAATGGACGAAGCGGGAAGCTCTGGGACCGCGGGCCTCGGGAAGATCGCAACCGCCGCCGCCGCGGTCATGGCTTCGATGGCTGCTCTCGAAATCGGAGTGGGCCTGGCCGGGGCCGCGATGTCGCTCTTTTCAGGAGACTCCGAGAAGGTCCGGGCGTCCCTCTCAAGCCTGCCGATCGTCGGCGGTCTCATCACGAAATTCTACGAGTTCGGCGACGCGCTGGAGTATGCCTCGATCGAGGCCCAGCGCGCTCGGAAGAATGTCTTCGAGCTAGAACAAGCGGCGAATGATCTCGGCGTGACGATCGGGGACCTGAGCGCGAAGCTCAGTCTCTTCGAGCAGGTGGCGAAGCTACAGGGCCAGAGCGAACTCGCCATCGCGAACAAGGTCTTCCAGGAGCGAGATAGGCTCATCAGTCTCGAGCGGGGGCAGCGGCTCAAAGCTCTCGACGAGGAGAACATGGCAAGGCTTCAAGCGATCCACGACTTGAAGCTCGAAGAGGAAGACGCGAATCGCCTCTATGAGAAGGCAAGGGAAACGAAGTACGAACAGCTCGCCGCGATCGAAGAGAACATCCGCCTCCAGCGGGAACT